CTTTATTTGCGTATCCTTGATTAACAAATCTAAACATACTTTTAAAGTCTGAGTATTCTCTAATCTCTCATCTACATATTTGTTGTGCAAGTCTTTAGCAATATGAATAGCTGTTACTGAATACTGTTTGTATTTTCCCAGAGATACAGGGTTATTAGTAACTATTCTATATCTCTGCTTGTTTTCTGGTACTTCAATGATTGTAAAAGGTATCATCATTTGAGCTGCAACTTTATTTTCAGGAGTTTCAATAAATGTAAAAGATAATGTTGGATATTGTCCTAATGTATCTGTAATTTGTACATTATCAGCTTTGAAAGCTGCTTGATCTCCATTGACATTTTGAACAAATAACATTTTCTACACCCCTTAATAATAAAATCTAGTATCAAACTTTATGTTGAAATCTGAACTTCCTTCAATTCTCAAATGATTTTTACCAACTGCAAAATCTAAATAAGCATGGTTACATCTGCCATAAGCTTGTGATCCATTAATAATAGGGACAAGCCCTACAATCTCTAAAGTATCATTCTTACTCAAACTTCCACTGATAGAGTAACTTTGATTAGTTGTGGTATTTGTTATCTTTAAATTGTTTGCATTTCCTTTAAAAATAATCCTTACCGGCCTTTCATCAGCTTTTAAAGGAATGATACCCAAATTTATAAAATCAAATTCAGTTTGATTATTAAATTCATACTCTAACTTTTTGTTGCTAGGCAATTCCAATCCAAAGCCCCACAATCCACTTGTAGCATTCATTGGAGTTAGTGTAGTCGCTACAGTTTCAGCATATGATTCAGTACATTCTAAGTTAATTTGTACATCTGATGCTCTCCAAAATGAGTTATTTTGTGCAGGAGTAAAAGTATCAGCTACTACTTTCCATCTTAGAAATGGCATTCGCATTGTTTGAACATAAAACTCTTCATTTGAACTCAAAATTCTTCTTAATTTCAATTTCTGCAATTCAAAATCATTGGTATCATTAGCAATAATATCCAAAACTAATGAGATTGTAGTTTGTTGAACTACTCTATCTACCAATAAATTATGATAGGTACTCATTGATTGGAACGTGTATTGGAAATTAGGATATGGAACATCAAATTTCTTAACATGAAAACCTAATGCATTTAAATCATAGGTTGTTCCATCAAGTTTAGTTATCACAACTGTACTTGTCATTAAATAGCACCTCCATATCCATTAACAATAATTCTTCTAGCTCTAATTGCTTCTAACTTAGAGTAAGTAGCATTAGCAATTGTATTTGAATCCATTACAACATCTATCTTCAAATCTCCACTTAAATCCAGCTTACTTTCTCTGCTGATGTGGTTATTTGAAACATTACTAATATTGGTAGATGGAGCAATCATTGAACCATCATATCTACCGGCTTGAATAATACGATTTAACTTAGCACTCATACCGTTAGGATTTTTAGCAGCTCTGGCTTTAATAGCTTCTACAATATGATTATCAGCAGTACTTCTAGCAGGATTAATAGCAATCTCTGGTTCTCCGTCAATTTCACCAAAGATAGATGGTTTATCAGCCCAACCACCATTAGCGTATCTTCTGCCACCTGATGGACCCCAACCACCTAGAGTAAGATCTCTTCTCCAAGTCGTATCATTGAACATTGCTAGAAGTTGGTCAAATGGTTTCCAAATATCATGATGTCCTGGCATTGCATAATGTAAGAAAGTGCCATCTATAAATTGAAGAATACCTTTTGAAGGATGACCTGCTTGAGCATTGCTATCCCAGAGATTAATAGCTCTGGCATTTCCGCCAGATTCATGTTGGATAACATTTAAGATATGAGCAATGTCTCCAGCACTAACACTTACATGCATTTTAGATGCAGCTCTTTTAATTAAAGATTCACTAACAGGACCATCTCCACCAATTTCATCTAGCTTATCTTTTAATTTTGTAAGTAAGTTCTTAAACCAAGTTTCTCCCCAATGTGGAATTTTCTTAGCCCCTGAATCTCCAAAATCGTGCCAAAATGATTTAGCGGTATTAGTTCCAGCTGAATATATCTTTAATAAAGTTCCTAGTGGATCGCTTAGTGCATCTGTAATAGCATCTATCTTATCGTCAATCATATCTTCTAATTTACTGATTTTTGAAGATGCATAATTCCAGGCTTTACCGAACCAATTACCAAAGCCACCTTCAAATCTAGGTATACCAAACATTTCAGCTGTTTCTTTAGCTGGCATAACTGCGTCACCAGGATGTAACATAGTTAATACATTACGTCCTTCTGGTATTTCAACTTTGCCATTTTGTCTAAAGATTGCTTCTCTATGTAGTGGTCCTTCTTGGTCATTTACCATTGCTAACATTGGTCTAGCTACTGGACCAGAACTACCTTGTTTGAACTTAGGAATTGAAATCTTAGCACCAAAGAAACCTGCTACTTTTTCTAATCCATTAGCACCTGTATTCCAGAAATCACCAATAGCTTTTACACCATCATGAACTATGCTTTTAACACTATCCCAAATATCAGATACTTTCCGTTTGATTCCATCCCAAATACTATCCCACTTAGATTTAATCGTATCTAAAACTCCTGAAATAGTATCTTTAATATCATCAAACTTACTCTTAATAGCTTTCCAAATTCCACTTAAAATATCTGAAATCTTGTCTAAAATACTATTCCAAATATGCTTAGTTATCTTAAAAATATCATCAAAAGTATCCTTAACAATATCAAAAATCTTGCCAAAAATTTTGCTTAGTGGTTTCCAGATAGCTTCAACAATACTAATTATGATACTTTTAACGCCATTCCAAGTTTTGCTGGTTATTTGTGTCAATCCATTCCATGCTTTACTTACAACTTTTACAATGGCATTTATTCCCTTAGATACAACTTTGCTCAAGCTGTTCCATGCTTTAGAGACTGTTTTAGCTATCCCATTCCATACCTTACTTGTAGTTTTAGCAATAGGATTCCAAGCTTTTTCAATATTCTTTTTAAGACTGTTGACTACTTTCATGACTGGCTTTTCTATCTTTTTCCAGACTTTTATAATTGCAGCAGTTAATAAAACAAATGGAGCTAACACTACAACCGTAATTCCTTTAGCAACCTTCTGTAATCCTTTTTTCAAAGAATCAAATACTTTTAAAATAGGCTTCTTAATTTTATTGAAAACTTTACTTATTCCACCAATAGCTTTCCCGAACACACTAGAAATTGATTTACCAATACCAGCCACTTTTTTGGTTACGCCTGTTTTTAGCTCATCAAATACCTTACCTGTATCTTTCTTGATTTTGGCAAAGTTCTTACCAATTGAACCACCGCCTTTAGCTCCAAGCATTCCACCAACAGTAGAACCAATAAGGCTACCAACACCAGCACCTACAGCAGTCCCAGTACCAGGAACAATAGAACCAATTGCTCCACCAATCCAAGCTCCAGCTGCACCACCTGCTGCGGTTCCCCCAGTTGCTCCAACTGCTCTACCAATTTTTTCATTTTTATTTTTCTTGTTAATACCAATTAATTCAGTACCACCAGCAATTAAAGAACCAACTACAGGAATTCTTGATGCTGTTCTTGCAATGATACCTTTCTCTGCTGCTCTTACTGCTGTTCGTTGACCTACTTGTGCTGCAGTTCTGGCACCATTAGCTAGTGTCCTTGGCCCAACTTTCTCAACAGTAGACTTAGCAACTGCCTCAGCTACTTCTTGACCACCACGCTGAATACCAAATAATTTATCAGCACCTACACCAATTAATCTACCTACTTTACTTGCACCAGTAGCTTTTACTCCACCTTCTGCAACTTCTTCAGTAGTAGTAGCCAATTTACCACCTTTAGCACCTACTCCTATACCTTTAGCAAGTCCACTTAATCCACCTAGTCCTATAATATCTTTTAAAATTTTATAGTAACTGGTTAAAGCAGCAACCATATCCCATGCTTTTTTGGCAACAAATAGTCCTAACATGACCTTAATAAATGTTTTTAAGTCTTCCTTATGGTCAATGATGGTTTCTAAAATATCATTTATTTCGTCTAAAACATCACTAGCACTATCACCTTTATCGTGTGTAACACCTAAAGCATCAGCAATCATATTAAGAATACCTTTAAAAGTATCCCACACAGCAGAACCAATAATCGAGGCTATGCTACCAAGATTTTTCAGTAATTCAGCTATTTCATCTTTATTATCATGTAAGAATTTACCAACTGTTGTACCTAGATTTTCTACCCACTTAGTTGTTGTATTAATGATTCCAGTAAAATTAGCTTTACCTAGCTCTGTGATAATATTACTAATGCTTGTAACAACAGCCGCTTCTAAATTTCCAATAGCACCTTCAAATGTAGCAGTACTTGCTGCAGCTTCTCTAGCAGCTTTAGTCATACCTAATTGACTAATAGCCTTATTGAACTCTTTAGCACTTATTTGTCCTTTTTCCATTGCATCACGGAAATTACCAGTATAAGCACCATTCTTCTTCATGGCTTCTTGCAATTTGCCAGATGCACCAGGAATAGCATCCGTTAACTGGTTCCAGTTTTCAGTGGTTAATTTACCAACTCCAGCAGTTTGGGTCATTACCATTGCTACAGATTTAAATGTTTCTTTAGTTCCACCAGCTTGAGCGTTCAAGTTACCGGCTGCCTCAGTTAATCCCATATAGTCTTTGATACCATTTGCTGCTAATTGAGCTGTGGTATTTGAGACATCATTAAGCTCGTAAACTGTATCATTAGCGTACTTTTGAACTTCTTTAGCTGTTTTATTAATTTCTTCAGAACCAAAGCCACCTAATTTCATTGTTGACCTAAATTTATCCATAGCATCAGATGCTTTGATAGCTTCACCAGTTAAGTCTTTCAACTTACCTACTACCATTCCAACACCTGCAGTTAATACATTACCTGCAAAAACACCTAACATAGTTTCTTTTAATCGTTTGAATTTATGCTCAGTATTTTCTGTATTATTCTGTAATTCTTTCAACTTAGGACTAGCATTATCATTTAACTCAGCTTTAGTAAGAATTTTTAAAGGAACTTTTTTTAATAATTCTTCGTAATTAATAACTTCGCCTTTTTGTGCTTTAGTCAGTAATTCTGTTCTGACTTGCTTAGGTAGTTTTTTTAGTAATTTATCAAAATTATCTATTCCTTGTTCTTTTGCATCTGCTGTTATCTTGGTAATAACTTCTTTAGGTACTTTACGTAAATTAGTTTCAACTTCTTCAGCCTTACGTCTTAAAGGTTTATCATCAGCATCAAATTTTGACTTAATAGGATCTTTAAATTCTTTCTCAATGTCATCATGGGTTTGTTTAGCTTTGGTCTTAGATTTATCTAAATTATCAGACAAATCCTTTTCCAACTTATTTCCTGAATCTTTACCGACATTTTTTACAATATCATCAATTTCTTTAGTATCAGAAATGAATTTATCTTTGCCACCTAAAACAACATCAATATTAACTGTACTATCTGCTGCCATTGATTAACCTCCTTTCTAAGACTGAGCTAAAGCTTTCAATGAATCTGCAAAACTGGCCACTTTTGCCTCTTGTGCTTCAACTGTTTTATTTTCATCAAGTTCATAATAATTTTGCGCTTCTATTGCACTTGTCAATTCTTTACCTTGTAAATCACTGACATCTTTTCTACGTATATCTAAGATTTTTCTAAAATAAGTATTCTCATCTAAGCCATCAAATAAAGCTTTAAATACGTCCCAGTGCATCTTCCCTTGTTCTACAATTAAATCAATATTGTATTGTTGCTTAAAGCTTGCATAGATTGCACCTGCGTCTTGCGTATAAGAGAATAATTTTTGAGTATTTACTTCACTTGAAACTACATCACTTTCAACAGGATCATTACCATAAGCAGACTTAGATATATAGCTTGTAATTTCATCAATTGCTTTCATAGCAAATTCAGCGTCTTTAGGTTTAAAACCAAAAAACATTTCAAATGCAATTACAATCTTCTCTGCATCTTGGAAAGTATCATCTTCAAGCAAGTTATACATTCTAATCACGTTGTCAAAGCTCAAATCTATTTGATACTCTTTGCCTTGATACGTGTATGAACTTTTTAATGGTTCAGTCAGAGATAACATGACTAACCACGTCTTTTCTTAGTATATTTTTCTACACGTCTTTCTTTACGATTTTTATTAGTCTTTAATTTATCATTCAAAACATCATCAATTGCAGCAATAATTTTACTGATTGCTCTAGTTGATTGATTGTAGTAATCGTAAATTCGTTTACCTTCGCCAGTACCAAAGATTCTATCCATAGCCTTAAAGATGTCTTCACGTCCATCATGCATAGTATCAACTACTAACTTCTTACGTTCTTCTAGTGACATTTCTTTAAATTTTTCTTCTGGCATATCAGTCAAATCTTCAATTCGTTTGCTTAATTCAAGTTGAACATCTGAGATTTTAACGGATAATTCATCATTTAAAACTAAAGAATATTTCTTTTCAGCTACTGTAACATCTACTTTAGTATCTAGGTTTAATCGTTCATCTAAATTAATACTTGGCATTTTATTTCCTCCAATCGTCTCACACTGCTCGTCTCTGTTGCATCATTTAAATTTAAGCTGTTAGTCCTGTTGTTCCACTTTGTTCCTTCTTAGCGTCTTCTGCACTAACATATTTAGGTTTTCCGTTAAATACAGGAACTACACTAAATGTTTGCTTAGCACCAGGAGCGCCACCTGTTGCTTGAATGTTGGTTAATGTAACCACACCAACAATATAAGATCCATCTGGATATGTGAATTTAAATAGAGTCTTTAAAGCATCTCCAATTTCTAATTGCTTACTTGCAATATAATCTTGAGCAGGATCTCCATTTAAACGGTGGCCAGCAATCGTGAATTGATAACGCTTGGATGTTACATCAGATGTACCAAAGCCTTCTCCGTCATAATATTCATCATTTGTTGTTGTATCGTTTTCTGCTGGTGTTACGTTGTTAATACCTGCAGCTAATCGAGCCCATTTAGCACTCCCTAAAGCAGACATATTCTTATTGCCTGCAGTATCAATTTCCATTTTTACTTTATGATTAAGAATAAAAGAACCAATTTTTTCTGGTGCTTCTGCCATGATTAATCACTCTCCTTATAAGTATCGACTGTGACTTTGAAATCAAATAAATAAACAACATTACCCTCAGTATCTGCTGACACTATATGTGGGAATGTTGTTACTTCTAATTTATTAAAACTAAAACTATCATTCTGACTAACCAAATTAAAATCATATTCTGAAATATATTTCGATATATTCCACAACGTTTGATTAATCAGTTCTTCATCATTACTACGCATTGCAATTTCAAAGATAAATTCTTCTGTTCGATTGCCTGCATAATCTTCATCAATAACTGTTGATGGCAAGTCATATATACGTAATTCTGGACTTGTTTTATTGGTCATATACGACTGATACAATTTAACTGGCAAATCTACATTATTGTTAATGCAGTCTGCCAATCTATCCTTTAGGTCCATGATATTCAACTACCTTTCCATCAAGTAAACCTTTTTTAAATACCCTAACCCAATTATTAGAGTACAAACTCTTTGCTTTTAAGTCCCACCTAGATGTTGCTTGTGGATGTTCACTTGTCGTCCAGTGAGCAATTGGATGTCCGTTAATATATCCATAGAATTGAGCTTTAGCATAAGGTGTTGTATAAGTTACATGGTTATCTTGTACATGGACTGAACTTGATAAATTACCTTGCTTGAATGGTACGAACTTATCCATATCCATTGCCATTTGATTAGTAAAATTATAAAGTCCACGATTTAAAGCTTTCTCAGAAAAACGATCAAAGCCTTTACCATGAACTGATACCACTACTACCATTACAGCACCTCCAATTCATAAGAATAAACATCATTACTGTAAGGCTCACGATTATCTACAATATTAGTAATTGTGTATTCCTTACCTTCAAAGATTAACTTATTTCCAACGCTATCCCTATCTAGTTTAGGCAATGGATTAGAAATTTTGGCAAACAAAAAGACAATAGCATTAGCCGTAATTTTACGATTATTACTATCGCCTGAATAGATTGTTTGTGGTTGTACAAGTACATTTTCCACCTCAACTTCTTCTATTTTTTGTTTACCGTATTTATCCAATTCACCAATTGGAATCTTTAAAGTGATACTTTGATTACATAATCTTCTATCAATTCTAGGTATCATCTGTGTACACCTCGATATAACAAACCATATCTTCCCAGTAGATTATATGCTTCTGTACATAGACCATTCTTCATAGTTGCTCCTACATTACCAGCAGGACTTAAAGATAATCTACCTACTGTGATACTGGTAAATTCATTTTGGGCTAAATCATAACTCTTATTAATACCAGTTGCATGCATAAAATCTACTTGCTCACAAATAGCCATTTTAAACGTTTCTACGCGTCTTTTTGACTTATCGACTAATATATCATGAACCTTATAAAAATCATTTGTGGCTAAATCTATGATACGTTCTGCACCTTTTATAAGGTTATTAAATACATCTTCATCTAGCCTATAACCAAGCTCAACATATTCATCATAAGTTAGATAAGCCATTTACATCACCTTACTGACCCCTACCTGTTGTAGCTGTTTCAGCTGCAACATAAATAGATTTCTTAGCATTTTCAAATACTAATGCGTCATAGTAGGATAATCCTTTAATTGTCCAACGATAACCAGCACGGTCATTATCTGGAGAGATTACATCCACTCTATCGTATTTAACAATTGGAGCAATCGCAAACGTTGGAACAGCTAAGAAGTTCACAGTATCAGGAATTGTTAAACCTTGAATACGATCTTTAGCAACTGTTAAGATTGGTGTTCCACCGTCTAATTGAGCAACACGACGATTAATTCCGTTAATTTGTTGTTGGTTAACAGAAAATGTCTTAGATACACCATCAGCGTTCTTTAATGCTTTGTAGTACTTAGTAGAAACAAACATTAACCAGCCACCAGGAATTTGATTATCAATCATGTAGGATTCTACTTCATCATATGCTGCTAAAGCATTCTTAGAATCAATTGTATCTGTTACTAACTTACCACCAGACTTAGCTGTGTCATAAATTTTTTGAGCTAGGAATTTATCACGGTGTGGAATTGTAATGCGTTGGTTATGTTCACGAACAACATTAGCTACTGTGTAAGCTCCGTTTTCGGACATATCCAATTGATCTAGGTCATACCCAATCCAATCTTCTTGTGTTAATTCAAGAGTTTCTTTTGTAACATTAACATTGTTACGTGCATTGTCTTGGTTACGTTTATATTTTGCTGCATCTGCAAAACCGTCCATCTTGTTAATACGAACTGTCTTAACTCCTGTAAAGTCTGCAGCTGTGATAGACTTAGCACCGCCTTGTAATGGTTGCCAGAGTTGAGAATCTGCTCCAAACTCTTCATCAATCTTTAATAAATCTTTTTGATCTAATACTACTGTCATGTGATATCATATCCTTTCTAAATTGATTTCATGCGTGCTGCAATGCTAGAAACTACTGGATCAACTTTACCATCAGCACCGTTTTCACCATTATTAAACTTACCGCCAATGTTAATCTTTGGTTCTGGTTTGCCTTCTTCAAATAAGTAACTATCACTTTGTTGGATAGCTTTAATTTGGTCATCTAGTCCTTTCAAACTATCTCCATCAACGGTTACTTTTTCTGTGTCAATAAATGGTAAAACTGCCTTTACGTTCTTAGCTTTTGCTTCACGTAATGCTGTTTCGATTTTAAAATTTTTAGTTTGAGTAGCTAATTTATTTTGCCATTCTTCATTAGCTTTCTTATTGTCAGATTGTAATTGTTTGATTTGTTCGTTTAAATCATCAACGTTTTTAGAATTCTTTTGTAAATCAACTAACTGTTGATCTCGTTCATCAAGTTGTGATTTCAAACCGTCACGTTCATTAGTTAAACCATTTACTTTTTCTTGTAAACTGGTTATATCTTTACCGTGTTCAGCCATTACTTTTTCAATCTGTTCATCAGTCAAACCTAAATTTTTCAAATCTTCACGTTTCATGTCAATCTCTCCTATCGTTTTTATTTTACGTGGAACGCTCCACGCTGATTGATTGCATACAAAAAAAGCAGTTTAACGACTTACTCAGGTCGGAATGTTAAATAATTTTTATATGTTTTATTTCACTTTCTGATATTGCTAAACCTGTTTCAAAACCCGGATCAGGCACTTCTACATCTAACCACCATTGATCATCATCTGAATCAGCAGGAGACTCAATTCCTACTACATAGCCTATCCATTTTCTACCATCAATATCTATTATTTCAACATTTTTCCCCCAAAATTTTTTATACATGAGTATCATCTCCTTTAGGAATATGAGGAACAATATGCGTACGTTTTTTTGAATGATGAATTTTAATCCATTCTGCTTCTTTACCTGTATTATAATCTACGCCTATTTTGTGATCAACTTTTACAACTTCTTTTGTAGTCCATTCACCTTTTCTAGTTTTTTCAAGTTTTCCTTTACCAGCATACTTATCTAATAATTCTTGTGGATCTTCGTTATCATATAAATAACTCTTACCTTCTAATTTTGTAGATTCCATATGTGGTGCTTGTTTTTCTGGATTAATCTTAGTTCCCCATTGACCACTCTTTATTTTAGCTTCTACATGTTTTTGAGATTCTGTTTTATCACTTTGATCAAGCTTTTTCTTTCTATAAGTTATTTGCTCTCTATCATAATCTCTAGTCAAAACATTACGCTTGTTACCATACATCTTATTAGTTTCCTTGATGTACGCTCTTAACTTCTTTTGACGTGCTGAAATTAGTGTTTTGGTACGAGTTATCATTTGTTCGTCTTCTAATTCTTCGGCAATTTTCAAACGTTTTTTAGCGTCTCTGATTGAGCGTTCATAGTAGCGTTGCTTTTGACGTAAATTACCATTCCTAATTGCTTCTTTAGGATTATACTGGGTCATGTTATTCACGTTGACGCCTGGAGTAAATGGAAATAATTTGTGTCTGCAGTTAATTCCTAATGTTCCAGCAGGTTCACCATAACCATGATTATAGATAGAATCATACTTGTCATTGTAATTAGGATCATCAGTTGGAACAATGTTGACTACTTTACCTTGAATATAAGCACATGCTTCACGACTGTTAGGATGACTAGACATCAAACATAAAACTTGGCCAAACTCTTGCATTCGTTTAGTTCGTAAATCATTGTAAGTCCTATTAGATGTTGTCGTAAGTACCATACGTGTATAACCTTCAAGGGACCATGCACGTCCAGACTTATCTCTCATAACTTCGATACCTTTATCTAATTGTTGGTAAATAGCGTCCTTGACTGCTCTATCATGAGTTTTAAGTCCAGTTACAGTTTCAATTGTTGAACGTTTTAAATTTTCCTGATACGTTCGCATAACAGGATTAACACCATAATTGCGACTAAGCAGAGTTTGATTAATCGTATTGTTTAAGGTATCTGTAGTTTGTCTAACCATTGAATCAAGCATGTTAAAACTCTCATCACTGATTGGCTGACTAACTTGGCCACTGTACTTCAATTCTTGACTGACTTCATCTAATATCTCATATCCATCTTGTTTTAAGATAGTCTCAATTTCACTAGGTGAGATACCGTCAAAGTCTGCCATTAAATCAATTACTCTTTTGGTTAATGCTCCCATTTGTGACAATTGCTGTGCTTGCCACTGAACAACATTATCTTGTGTTACATCTTCATAGTGCCCACGTTGTAACACTTTGATAATCTCAGAAAATATCTTATCTTCTAAATTAGAATAGAGATTAGCAATGTTATTTGTGTCTTGGTCTAGTTTCTGTTTTGAATGCATAGACTACACCTCGTTGTTATCTCCATCTATTGGCTCTTGAAATGATCCTTGAGAAAAGTCTGGTTGTTCATTATTAACTTGAGCTAACCACTTTTGAGCATCTTCTTCACTCAATCCAAAATTACGCTTTAAATATTCAAGCTTTGGCATAATTCCAGCAGCAACTAACTGCATTTCATCAGCTCGTTGTTTGTCTTTATCAATGAACACACCATCATCAAAATGTACAGACAACTCAACATCTGATACACTGCCAGTCCATCTAGGTTTACCATCAGAAAAGAATTGTCCCACACTAGCTACTTCAAGAATTGCATTAACTAACTGATTTAAAAACAACTCTACTTGAGTTAAGTAACTAGAACGTGTTTGGTAGGTTGCAGAATTTTCACTGACAACTTCAGTAGCTGTTTTAACTCCTTGACCATCATAAGAGAATGTACCAGAACTAAAACCAATCTGTTGCTCAAACTCACGTAAGAAATAATCAATCGACTCTTTGAATTGGCTTGAACGAATATCAGAAGTTAAGTCAGTTACACTCAGCTTATCTGTATCTCCATACATTCCTTGATAAACGTCTTCATCTTTATCAAATAGAACTGGATGAGCATCATCTACTTCATCTCCGTACAAATTGCCAGTAGGTTTCAACATTTCAGCAGGAACTGCAATTCTACGTTTACCCATTCTTACTTCATGAACAAACATATCATGAGTTTGATTGATAGCGTCTATTACATTTCTTGAATTATCTACAATACCAACACCTAGTGGACTATCTAAGTTCTTATTATTAGCTCCTGGTGTTCTGAAATATGCAAATAATGGTTTAGTAATAACATCAGTAAAAGTTAATTCTGGTGCTAAATTAGGATATAGAGTTTCAAGTGCTACTTGTTCACCAATTACATCTGATTGATAAGAACGGTATAGCTCATTTGTTATGTGATAAGTTTTAGCATCATTCCACTCATGAAATTCAAGCAATGTATAATAAACATTTCTATCATTTTCAGTTCTGACTGTGCGACTAGCAAAAGCACATTCAGAAATATCATCAGTGTTGTTACGTAATGGATAGAATTGGTCTGCATTAGCCCAAGCTATCCTAATAACATCATTATCATCAACATAAGGCCTTGCAGCTAAACCACCTAATGAAATAGCAGTTTCTAAGCGTTGTTCAAATCTCATATTGAACTTATTATCTTGAATTACTTCATTGATGAACTCGTTTGTTGTTTCATCTTCTAACGATAAGGAACATTGTTCATTAAAGATAATTGACGCTAATTTCTTAGATGCTAACTTAGTAACGTTTAGAGAACTCAACGGACGTTGTCTGTATTCACCGTATGAATTACGATACTTAACTTTTGGTAAATCATCCTTGTAATATAACTTGGCCAACTTTATTCGTTCGTATTCCATTGGATCAATTGAAACTCTATCATCATCAGTAATGTTAGTTAGACTCTTTACCATTCCTAACTTGGCACCTCCTTTCCTGAACCAATCTTTTATTTGTTGAATTAATGACATCACTCCACCACCTTAATATTTCAGACCTAGCAAGCGTTCATTATCTCGCACAAAGTACTGAAATTGGTCGCATGTATGGTCTTCTTCTTTGATAACTTTAGGATCGTCACTATTTAGAGTTTTTTCATCCCATCTGTAATTTCTGTGTTCTTCGATAAAGATTTTATTTGACTCAGTATCTAGATAATAAAAACGACCCTGAGCAACTATATTTTGCACACGGTCTATCATGTCTACTTTTTTTAATTTTGCTACCTTATGAAGATGTACTCCGTAATCATTGTAGAACTGATTATCTAAAGCACCTTCAGCAGAATCTATTGTTAATTTAGTTGCCGGCTTTTTGAATTGTTTAGCCAACTTATTGATGAATGAATACAAGTCCTTAGATAACTCACTAGGTGGCTTTTTATGAGCCTTGCCTTGTGGACTGTAATAATAAGTATCCAATAAAATTACATTACCTTTTCTAGTCAATCCATAAGCACCAAATGTAGTAGCAGATACTTCATGGCCAGAGTCAATAGCACAGAACCAATTTGTAATATAATCATCACTTGGCAACTCCTTTAACGCTTTGAAATTATCCATGTTGTAAATGTTAGTGCCAAGTCCAATGACTTCACCCAGATACAACCAACGATAATAGTCATAATCATTATTTTTATAGCTTTCAATCAGTTTTAATTGCTGATCAGTTGTGAATCCTAATTCATCATCTAAGTAGGTACTCGTATCAACAAAATATTCTGGATCTTCTTCTCTAGCAGTTACCCAGTCATTAATCCACTCATAAGGATTACGTGGTGGATTGTATGAAAAATAAACTTTTACATCATCAACGTAATCTGGCTTTTGTCTAATAAAAGAAGGTATAGACTGATCAAATACATCTACACCTTTCATGTTTGCTGCTTCTTCAAACCAGACAGCAATAATATTATCTACCTTGTTAGATTTAAGCTTATGTGGATTATCAGCACCATAGAAATAAAACGTACTGTCAGTTAGCTTATGTGTAATTCTTAATGGTGACTTGTAGTAATTGTACTCATCACTTAAATTAAGCATATCTAAGGCCCACATAATTTGACTGTAAACTGTATCATGTAAATCTGATTTGTTGGCCAGAATACACACAACATTTACTTTCTTGTGCAACTGCGTCCACTTCTTAACTGATGTAACTAACTTCAAACTAATAACAGATGATTTAAATGAACCGCGTCCACCTTTAGCAATGATATATGATTTTTTAGTAGTCCATAATTTGTAGAAGTGTGGATTGACCATCTCAGTCATTCTAATAACCTTACTCATCTTCTGCATCTCCTATATCATCAACTAAAACAGTAGAATCATCTGCCTTGTTTTTGCCAGTGAGTTCATCAGCCCTCCAACGTGCAATATCTGCTTCTGCGTTTGCCTTACGTACCTTAGCTTTATCTAGCTCTGGTGTGCTGTTATCAGACATCATACCTGACATTTTCAAAATAGTAATAGCTGTTTGCAATCGTACCATTTCTGATTTAGCATTTAACAAATTAACTAACTCTCTTAATGCTTTACTTTCAAAGTCTTTCTTGACGACTAATTTCTTATATTGCTCTTGTGCAGCTTTGAATTTATCATCATTTTTCCAATTATCTAATGTTGATCTTCTACGTTGGACATTTTTTGCAATTTCTTCATCTGTTAATTCATCTTCAAATAGCAATATAACGGCTTTTTGGCGCCTTTTATCTAATTCAAAAAAGGGTCCTAATTGTCCAATTTTGTCCAATTTCTTACTACTTTTCTTCACACCATATCACCCACCACCTTTTAATTTAATCTTACTTGTATCCTTGCTGTACTTACGCTTATGTTTTACTGGATGTTTCTTGTAGTGCTTTTCTAACTCATGTAACATCCTTAATTCTTCATAAGTTTGTACTTTTCCGAAATCTTTACTATCTTTCATAATTTTCTCCAAAACAAAAAGCCAGCCTGCCTAGACTGACTTAAAATATTTTCAACAATAGGTATTAACCGGTTTTACTCACAATATAATTATAGCATCTATTTTTTAACATGGTGTCTTGTCATTGTTTCGTGAATGTCTTGTGAATGTTTACTTTTTCACTCGTAAATCATAATATGGAGCAAATATTTCAGCGAACCATATTAGTGCTTCTTGTTTTAACTTCCAAAATCTACTTCTGCTGTAATGTAGTTCTTTACGTAAAATATACTCAGGCTTACCTTCCAAATACAGCTCTTGTAAAATGTAGTTCTTGTTATATGGACAATAATCAATTGCACGATTTATGAGATAGAGTTTATCGTTAGCTCCCATTTTTTGTAGTATCTTTTCTTCAGTACCATTTTCCATACTTCCACCACCAGGCATTCCACTAAGGCTAGGGCTTTGAAGTTGTTCAAGCTGTGATTGAGCCTCAAAAAGTGGTATTGCCTTTAATAAAAATTTCTCAACTCTATTTGCCGTTTTCACTTCATCAATGTTAAAGTCTGGTAATAATTCTATGTTCTCCACAGCTCTACACGCTCCCTATGATATAATATATTCATGTTAGATTGGCACGTTCCTTAGTTTAGGGAGCGTGTCTTTTATTAAAAATTATCATCATGAATGTTAGATATCACAGACACTTTAACTTGTGTTTCTGCTGCATTGTAGTCTTTAGCTCTAACAATCATATTTTTAATGACGCTACCGACTGTATATTCAACTAAATATAACTTCACTATTTAGCCTCCTTTTCAATGATTTCTTTTAGCATATCTTTTCTACCATCTTTGTAACCACGATCATATTCTTCGTGCTCGTCAGGATAAGATCCATCTTTCCAATCAGTCACTAAGTCCGGAACATTTGTACCTAAGAACTTAGCTATTTCTTCTAACTTCTGAATAGATGTATTTGCACTTGAATTGTAAATAATTTTTTGATGTCCAACTTCTTTATACAGTGATTCTTTAGTTAGTTTCTCTCTGCTCAAAATATAATTAATGTTTTCATGAATAACTTGAGTTATAGGTCTTGATTTGTACATAACTACAAACTCCTTTCAAAAAAGCGTTAAACGAATTATTGTTTATCTTCTGCATATCCAATAACATTTCCATTTATCATTTCAAAATAAGCAGTTCTTTGCTTATTTATCCTTTTATCAAAATAATGAAGTACTAAATATGGATACCCTTTTTCATCTATAAGATCTTCTTTTTTTAAAACGTTAGTAAAATGTAATGTCTTTCCATTTGCTAAAAATATTGTAAAGTTTTTTCTTTTTCTATCTTTTTTTCTGCTCATTTTGTTTTCTCCATTCAAAGCGTTAAATTTTGCCAATTCGCATGCTTTTTTTAACGTACTTGAGTTAATTTAAGTTTGAGATATAACCGACTAAATTCAGATGCTAACTCGATAAATTCTTTTTTAAATTCATCAAACTCTTTGAATTTAAATTGATTCGACAGTCTATCTTCCAAATCATCTTCGATTGCCTTTAACATTACTGTTAGTACATCCATTTTACATGACCATTCTGCTAACTTAGCTTGCTTTTGCTCTTTTGTTAATTCTCCAAATAAATCATCAATATTTCTATTCATTTTTACATGCTCCTTTATCCAGCTATCTAAAGACTATTCTTACACTACGATAACTCTATTCAATTACTAATTTTGCATTTCTCCTATTTTAGTGATTCAGATATTTCTGTTAATGTGTAATTAATTAAAATTAACATTAAGGTTGTAACAACGCTATTTATTGACGCGTTATTTATAGCTCCGTTAATATAAACAAATAATAATAAAATTGTTGTTGCTATTCGTACAAATCTTAAATACATTTCATTTCCTCCCTTGAATTTGACTAACAGCTTCATCTTGATATGACAAGATGTCTACTAAAAACTTAACAACTAACGGATGTGGATACCTGTTTTCAAGTACACCTAGTGTCTCAATACACCATTTCCAATACTGCGAACTACCCAATCCTAACTTCTGCATCATCATATTTGATGCTTCCATCCATTTCTGTAAATCCTTAAAAAAATCATCCCAGTTCATCATTCACCACCTCGATTTGAATAAAAATTCCTGGAATATCTGACCAAAACTTTTCAACAATTAAACTCACAATGAATCTATCATCTTCCCAAAATTCTAAACTGGTCATACAATCCTGTAGTAATTTCACGCTGTTATCCAAGTCTGGCTTTGTATCTTTGAAAGTTCCATCTGGATACTTTCCATTAGAATCAAAGCACCATTTAATCATCAATCTGATTTTTCCAGTAATTTTTTTATCTGGAATATATCTAGCAAGGTTAGCCATAAATTTCTGTCTAGCTAACTTTAGGTCATTAGGTTCATAAAAAATTGGTTTACCATGAACAACGTGAACCTGTTTTTGTTGATGTGTTGTTCTAGGTATTTTCTTCATTGGAACAAAAAATCTATACATTATTACACCTCAAATATTTTACTTATATTCTTTCTGTCACAGCTATTTTTCGGTCACTGGTTGTGCTTTGTCACTGCTACTCCCCAAAGGGAGCAGTGACAACACACAGTGACACCAGAAATGACAAGGGTTTTGGAGTTGTCATTCACTGTCATTTCTATTTAGATATTCACGAAGAAGTGAAGTGTCACACCTAAATAGCTGTGACTTCTCAAAATAAAAATTCTACTTATTGTTATTATTAGTTTTATATAAAACGCCACTATCTGATTTAAATTTCCCGCTTCTTTTAATTCTGTTATATACAGCTCTCTTACTTATTTCTAAATAATCGGCTAAAGCACTAATTTCAACTGGTCCATCATCCACACTCAAAACATTAAAGGCTTCTTCTAACTCTTGCTGAGTTTTTTCACTACGATTTTGATTAGACTTCTGAACGCCTTTTTTCCATTTTTCTTTTTGGCTATCATCTTCAAGCTTTATGTCTTGCAAGGTTTCATCCAAAACATGAATCGGATATCTAAACCAAGCATTAACTGGCTTAAATTTAGGAAACTCACGTAATGTTCCTTCTAATCTCCATGCAGTAGCTTGTCTAACTGATTGAATGGCTTTTTGTTTTTGCTCATCAACGTATTTCAATATTTCCTGCGAATTAGGCAAGGTATTAATTGCACTCATTAGATGATGTTCCATTTGTTTTTTGCTGAACCTATCATCTGGTCCAACTCTGTCATAGTTAGGAACATAATGTTTAATTGCTTGGTTGTACAATTCACAGATAACTTCATTTTCTTTGTAGATGTATCTATCTTCTGTAACTGGCAACTCGATTAAGTCCAAGATTGCATCCGGATCTCTGGCAAATACCCCTGAACCAGATGAACGGTCCATTGAGTTCTTACCACCTTGAGCACCTTTAGAATGATGATGAGCATAGATAACAGAACAATTTAATTCAGTTGCAATCCTGTCAAATTGATTAACAAAAATTGACATATCGTGTGCATTGTTCTCATCACCAGTTAACACCTTGTAAATTGGATCAATGATAACCGCTGTATAATTTTGCTTGGCAGCTCTACGAATCAACTTAGGTGTTAGCTTATCCATTGGACTTGTTTTACCACGTAAATTCCAAACATCTATGTTCTTAACATTTTCGTGGCCACGTCCAAGCTGATTGTATATATCTACAAATCTTTTACTTGCTGACCTATCATCAAGCTCCAAGTTCACATATAGTACTCTGCCTGGATGATTTATTGGAAAACCAAACCATGTCCAGCCTTCTGCAATACTGATAGCTAATTCAATTAAGGCAAATGATTTACCGGCTTTGGATGGACCAGCAATCAACATCTTATGTCCTTGTCTTAAAACTCCACCTATCAGCTCTGGAGCTAGTTCGATTGGTTTATCAAACAAACCAGCCATATTTTCCATTTCTGGCAAATTGTCGTTTAAGTCTTCAATGTATTCCTTCCATTCATCCCAATTAGCTTGACCAATATTTCTATCAACTATATATTGTTTCTTTCCATTACGCTCAAAGCCTGGTAAGCGTGTTAGTCTAGATGGATTCTTATTTTGTCTGTCAATTTTTAGTCCATTTTTCTCAACAATCTTGTAGAGATAATCCACACGTTCTTGATATTGTGGATAGTTTTGTGCATCTACTTTAACGATCGCATGTAGACTTTTACCACCAGAATGAACCAACACTGCGATTGGCAATTCTAGTTTTTTTAGAACTTCATACTGTTGTTCAATCGACATACTGTCACTTTCGACTAACGAATAACGATAATCAACAACATTCTCATTAGTTATCCCTTTACCGTCTAATGGATTGAATCTAATCCAAGCTCCCATTTCAACGTTAGGATCTCCCAACACCATTCCAACATCACCGTTACTTTTTCTCAGTTCATCTATAATTTGACCTGCAGTTTTTGTGTAGACACCCCTGTTAGGTAGCCATTTCTCATGATCTCCTTGCTCGTGTTTATATCCATCATTCACGTATGATATGATGTCATCTGCACTAAATAAGGTCTCAATATAATCAGTGATTTGCTTAACTGGATTCCATGTTGTTGGTGGTAAGACTTTTTCTCCATCAATATAGTCTTTGTTTATTAACTGATACCCCTTATCAATTGAGGCAACAAAACTATCTCCCCAATCAAAGCTATCATTACTATCAGCTGAGTATGGTTTCCAACCGTTATCTTTCGCCAACTGTGTGATAGTTGCTCCTGTAACTGGTTTAGTGGATCCATCAAAGGTATTCCACTTCTTTTCAGTTTCTCCATCATGATATCTAGCACTATCTCTTTGTGACCAGCTATCCCAGTCAGTGACACTGTAGCCTTCATATTTTAGTGCCATACCTACATTGACCCATTCCTGATAGTTCAACATTGATGGATCAATGTAATCTAGTAATTCTAATAGATTTAATTTGTGTTTTTCCAATTTATTAATTCTCCTTTCTCAGAAATAACACTGCAAGCCAGAATCGAACTGGAATTGCTACCTCCTAGCCTTGCAGTACAGCAGTTTTATCTGCTAAGCAGGTTTATATTCTGCCGGTTTAATCTCACGCGGTATTCTCCAACCATTTGCTGCTATTCGATTAATCAATTTAGCAGCTGCTTCAAATTGCCAAGTTCCTACATGTTGGAAACCTCGATTTTCTAAGAATCTAATTTGTTTAGGTGTTGATAAACCTGCATCTCTA